CAGCAATGTGATTCGGGATGAAAGCGAACTCGTCAAGAAAGATGACATTATAGGATCCGCCTCGGACAGCAGATGACGAAGTAGAGTTAGATGAAATTTTGGATCCATTTTCTAATTCTAAACTACCTTTGTTCCACGATATAATACCCTGTTGCATCCACTTGGGTAAGTTCTCATAAGCAAGTTGTAGTCTTCCAAGAAGGTCTCTTGCCGTAGATGCTTTGTTTGCGAGGATTGCAATATTTACATTATCATTGAATACTGCATAATGTAATAAGTAAGAAACAACAGTTGTAGATTTACCCGTCTGACGGGGCATCTTACAAATGTTGAATCTGTTCTTATGAAAATTATCAATCAGTTTCTCTTGAAATGGATACAACTCAAAAGGAACTAGACCGTGATCCAGAGATACGATCTTGATATAATTTCTAGCAAAGTATACAGGATCTTCTTTACACTTTAAGAACTCAATAATCTGGTCTTCAGTGAATTCTATTGGGGTGTTGGCTTTTTTGAGCAGAGGATTGCCCAAATAAACATCACTAGACATATTGATACCCCCTTTCTGGACCCCAGTGCTTCATTAGTTACAATTCCATTTGCGAAGTGATTTATTGATTCTTGAATCTGGATCTCTGGCGGTTTTTGCTGAAGTTAGTTTTGCCTTCATGCCTTTCATACGTGAGCAAAATGACTTTCTTCTTTTTGCTGATTTAGATCCTGGTTTCAATTTTGATGGTTTTGTCGTTACAGCAAGAGAAAGTTTTGAACCTGGATTTTGTTTACGATAAGAAGCAATACCTGCCTTATTCAGACCACCCTCTGGATTTTTTCCTGCTTTACGCTGCCAAGCAGGAGAAGACTCTGCCAGTTCTTCTCTCCAATTTGAATATTCTTCTTTAACACAATTTGGAACTAACCTGCCACTTTTTTTCTTCAAACCAACTTGCTTGTATCCTTTCCAGCAAGCCTCATCAACAACAGATTTCATTTGATTTGGTCCAATGATATCAATTATCTCAGCAAAAGTATTTCCATCTGAATCTTCAATTGTGGTAGATTCATCAACTTTGTGCTCTCCACTTTCTAAGTAATCTGCCGCAGTATCAATATAGTCTGCTGCTTTTGTAATCTTTGATTGAACCCAAGCTTCAAGACTACCCTCACCTTTACCCATTTTTTTCTTCAATCTTTTTGCTGCCGCAATGATTGTAGAGATTTCAGAGCGAGCCATTGAATACTCGTGATCTTTTTCCTCATTTGCTGGATGAGGACTATTCGCATGATAATGAGGATCTGACATCGCTACTGACGATAAATTGGTTGGTAATGAATACATATCCCAGTATTTACCACCATACTTACATTCATCTCTTAGTTCATTCTTTTTACACTTGGGACAATATCTTTCCATATCAACTTGCTCAGATTTTGTGCCCCAATTGGCAGCACCAACTTTACGGCATTTGACAAGTGCTCCAGACGCATAAGCACTCGGCCAAACACTGTATCTTGACTTTACCTTATTGTAGCAGGCATCTTTCTTACCGCTGCCTTTACCTGGTTTGTCTTTTACTTCTTGTAAATCCATTTCTTCAGTTCTTACGTTTGTTGGTTTTGCCCCACCAGTTTTTTCTGGTTGATTGGGATCTAATCTATTTTTTCTTCTTCTTGCTGCCTCTTCTTCATCTTTTGAAAGTGCTCTCTTCATTTTTGAACTTCCACACTTTGGAGTAGAAGTTTGACCTGGTTGACGAGCACAAGGTTTACCGGCAAACTTACCACCTAGTTGAACCCATCCTTTTTTGTTATCAGAAGATTTTGATTTACCAAACCAATCATGAAGACCTTCATCTCCAGACTTAGTTTCTTCTTTTACATCTTTGAACTTTTTGTGATGCTTCTTGGCATCCGCTTCCATTTTTTTCAAACGAGTATAGTAATCTGGAATTTCATCAAGATGTTGAAGAGCAATCTCCATTGCTAACTTATGATCTTTAGTGTGTTCATGCTCAATAGGTTCACCCATATCCAGTTGCTTCTGAATGAAAGAAACTTCTAGACGATGCTTCTTAGCAATCTGTTCAACTGTTTTATATGGTTTTAAGTTTTGCTCACTCAATTTCTTCTTACGACCCTGACAATGAGCTCTTTGAGAAAATCCTTTGGGATTGCCACAATTGATAGATTTTTTATATTTCTCAGACCAACCCATTAGGATAGAAAGAACTACTCTTTATTATTTAGAAAACCTTGCTTGAGTAGTTTTGACAGATCAGATGTAGACCCAACAAATACCGCAGCGTTATTGGTCACATTTGTTGTAGTCTTCGGAGAATCCTCTTCAACTTCTTTGAGTTTCTTTTGGAGATCAATCAATTTATCAGTTGTATCTGCGACATTTTTAATTAATTGACCCGCAACTTCATATGCTCTAGGAGAACCACCCTCTCCAGCAAGTTCCATAATTCCATTGATTGCTTCTTGACCCTTTTCAATCAATGAGTATAGATTGGCACGAGTATACTCATAGTCTTTTTTGATATCATTATTAGTATCTTTAATGACATCTAAAGCAGACTTATGATCGCTATCTATTTCTACAATGCTACTTTCAACATTGAGTGCTTCATCAATTTTGTCAAACTTATTTGTCATGATTTTACCAATCTATTAGATATCTATACTTCTAGATGGGCTAAAGTCTCTAGAATCTGTGAATGAGAATAGATTTTCGTTAAATCCAAAGTCATCATCAATATCAACCAAAGCATCATCAGCAGGGGTTAGTTTATCAATAGATGTATTTTCAAGATGAGTTGTAACGGAGCTTCCATCATATCCTCTCTTCACAGTAATCGTTGTTCCATCAACAACTTCTACGATTTTCATGATTTCACTGTTAATAATGATTCTATTACCCGCAGACATTCCAGTAGAAGTGCTAACTGTAATTCTTGTTTCAGTCTTGGTCAGAGGTTCTCTAAGAACTGATACATCATCATTATTATAATCCTTAAGTGCTTTTGGTGTGGCGGTATATCTCAGTTCACGCTTTGCAGTTTCTCTATTTGTGTCAGCATAGTAATCAACCTGAACCTTACGAATAAGTCCATCTGTAGTATCTGCGATTGGACCAAACATATAGGTTTTGGCAGTAAATTGTAAAGTGTAAATCAGTGCCCTTCTGGTTGAGAAATCTCCTTCATAATCATCTTGAAAAGAAATGCTGTCCAACACAACACTAATATCTCTTTTTTCTCCGATTGAATCTATAAGATCAATAGTTAAATTGAATGCTGGTTGGAAATATGGAAGAATTTGCTCAACGATCTGTAGAGAATCATCATTTAATTTTGTTAGAATATTAAGTTCAAATCCAAGATTATATGGAACGGGCATATAAACTTTTTTTAAGTTTGTACCATCAGATGCTTTAAAAGTTTGTGTTACCCCTGCCTTTCTAGTTGGATCGTATTGGATTGAATTCATCTCAAATGACATTCTAGGCAAAGATATTTGAGTTGCTTTGTTCAGATTTGGTTGCTGCTCAATTCTTGCTAAAAACTTTTGAACTGGACCATATGCCAAAGGAACTCTCATATCACTAATTTCACCATTGTCAGAATTTCTGTGACGAATGTGAATATCATTGAAAATTGTGCCAAAAGAAATGACAGTCCTTCTAATGATTTCGTGATAAAAATAAGTCCCTAACATTAGTAATTTCCAAATGGATTTGTCTGTGAGAAATCTATGAAGGTGTCTGCTTCTTCTTCAATTTCATCGTTTTGTTCATATTTATCATATATGTCCCTATGATCATAAGATTTGACTGTATAAAGAGCGTATCCATCTGATGTAGATGCTGCCGAAACTGTAGATGCTGTTCCAATAACAACCTCTCCAGGAATAAATCCACTGACAGTCGTTCCAATACCAACAAGTGATACTTTAAGAACTTTAGTATCGGAATCCCAAGATTTAACTCTACCTTCAGTTCCAGAAGTTAGTCCTCTTACAACTTCATTAAATCTATAAGTGCCCAATCCAGTAATAAGTGGAGGTGCCGCTATTGTGACTATTGGTGTCACAGTATATCCAGCTCCAGGATTTGTTACTCTTAGAGAGGAAACTTCCGTATCTGGGTTGATAACTGCGATAGCAGTTGCGGTTGTTCCAATTCCTGGAGAAGAAATTGATACGGATGGTACAGTTGAATATCCCACACCAGTATCTGTCATGGTAAAGCTGATAACTCCACGAACTTCTGTTTCAATGGAACAGGTTACCGCAGATCCAACACCATTTCCTCCAACAATTGTTATGGATGGTGGAGCAATGTATCCAGATCCAGCATTTGTTAAAATTATTTGATCTATGGAATAAACTCCAGCTCTGTTAGTGGTAATAGCAACTGCCGTAGCGTTTATCCCTCCGGATGGTGCTGTTGAAATTGCTACAGTTGGGGTTGATGTATATCCACTACCATCATTATTAATAAAAATTTGTTTGATATACCCAGTAGTGGCACTAAGATTCGCATTGGCAGTAGCAGTTCTACCAAGACCAATTAGATTGAGAGATGTAATAAATCCAGTATCTTTAATGGTCGTGTCTATCTCATCAATAGTCGTATCAAGAACTTCATCCTCGTATTCAAAGAGTTCACATTTCAACTCATAGACATAGTTTTTACCTAACTGATAAAAAGGTTGTTCATGCTCTACAAATTTAACTTCAAAGAGTCTTTGTCCAAGTGGAAAATAGATAAGATCTCCTTCACGAGGTCTGGTTGCTAACTCAATTTCATCATCTGGCATTGCTGCCAAAAACGCAGCAATAAAATCTTCAAATCTTTCTTTTGATATCGTTATAACAAGTTCATCTCTCAAACTCATTCCAAATTTGGTTAAAATATCTCCAGCACCAGAATACCCTTCATAGGTATTGACATATGCTTCAATTAAGAAGTTATCATCAAATCTTGATGATTGTATTTCTTCAATAATAGTTTGCTTTCTTACAAATTTTCTTGGTATATAAGTAACTTCTACACCATAGATCGTCAACTGTTCATTGATAAGATCTTGTACGAGTCTTTGTTCGCTTGGTGATCCTTGTAAGAAAAAGGGATTAAGTGCCATTATCCAATAAAGTCGTAAGGTGGAAGTTCATACTCAAGAGCCATGACTTGTTTAATGCTTTCTAGTTCTCTCTCAGCATCTTCATATATTTCCCTACCATTTAATTCAATGCCACCTGGGAGTCTAACACCCCTAAACTTAATTAGATTTTGCCCCCATTGTCTTTTGATCAATGCGGTTAGATATTTTTTTAAGAAACTATCATTATAAACATTCGTATAAGTATTTGGATCTAGAATTCTATAACAATCTAAAACAAGATATGTACCCAGTGATTGTGCTCCCCAATCAATATCAAGGTACAATCTGTCTTGTCTTTTATTATATCTAACTTGCTTGTCTGTGCTTAATAAGAAGTCAATGTCTTCCAAGTAAGTCTTTACCATGGAATATTGTAAAAGTTCAACTGAGTTAAAATAATACAGGTCATTTAAAAACAGTTGATACTTAATACTAAACATTCCACCTGAGATTGAACTGGTGTCAAACTTAAATACCTTTTCTATTCCTATAACAGAATCGGGAACTTGAATAAAATTAGATGTTTCATAAAAACTTGAAGTGGTAGTTCCATAACCACTTATATTTGTTGATGTTGCTGTGGTGGTTACTATACCAACGCCATTTGTACCCTTTGCTCTTCCTCTATCAAGATCTGCCTGAGTGAATTGATACTTTAGGTACATCCTCTCAACACCGTCAAAATGACGCTCCTGGAAGTACTGTAGGGCGTCATCCACTAAATCGTCTATTTGGTCATCATCAACGTTAATCTCTAGTACAGGGGCACCTAGCCTTCTTAAACAGTAGTCAATGAGTTGTTGTCTACTTGCTGGTTTTGCCATTTTACTTTTCCTCTGTCTGACTGGAGATTAATAACTCATTGTACTTTTCTTCTAGATCCAAATAATCTTGGGACAATGTTTGCACCTTCGCTTCTAATAAAATATTTTGATTTGTAAGAGATGATAATTTTTGATTATATAATTTAATCAAAACATTCACATCAACTTCATTATTTTGATTTGTCATAATTTTTAGAATGTTCCCCCATCAAGAGTTGAAGTCCAAGTTGGTTTGTTTGTATATATTGTTGTAACAGTAGATGGGATAAGTGCCATCGTTGTTCCATTTTTCAATAGATTATTAGTCGTGTTGAAAGTTCCTTCAACGCCAACAAGTGTAATTGTTGAGCTACTCACAGTTGTTTTTACAACACCATAGGCACCTGTTGTTTCTTGTAAAATTAAGTCACCAGCAGTAACTGATGCTGAACTACTAAGAACTAAATTAACCTCAGTAATAGCGGTCAGTATCTGCTTTGATGTAATAGTTGGTGATGATGGATTATTCGTTGAAGTTTGTAATCCATCAGCATCAAAATAAACAACACCGTGAGTGTTGAAATCACCAGTTTGATAGTAGATACCTTTGATATCAAGATATCCTCTTGTACCTGTAACAATTCCAGGAGATGTGATTACAGAATCTGGAATGTATGTCCAAGATCTTGCTGTGGCAGCACTGCCTACATTGTTACCATCAATATAACCGAAGAATCCAGTTTTGCTGTTAGCAGTTCCTACTCCAGTATTATAATCAAAGGCAACACCACGATCAGTGTTAGTATCAAATGCGTGAGTGATCGTTAATTGTGTAGTTGTGCTAATACCACCACTAGTTGTACCTTGAATGGTAATGATTTTAGTAGTATTATTATATGCTGTAATAGTAGTTAATCCACTATTAGGTAGTGAAGCACTTCCTTGAATTAAATCACCAGTATTGATTCCTGCTACAGAATCAAGAGTAATTGTTGAAACACCAGTCACAACTGGTGCCATTACAGTTCTGTTACTGGTTACATCACCGAGAACAATAATGGGATCATTGATTGATACAACTGTAGAGTTTACAGAAGTAGTTGTACCATCAACTTGTAGGTCACCTTTAATGACAACCGTACCCTCATTACTTAATCCATCGGGATATGGGTCAATGTAAAGGATCCCACTTGATCCAGCAACTGTAGAAATTATATTTTGTTCAACTCTAATATCACCAATTCTTACGCTTCCGGTGAAAGTTGAAACGCCAGCAACGCTAGCATTTCCACCAACATTAAGATTTTTCTCAATGCCAACACCACCTTCAACAACTAAAGCACCATTATCTTTAGTTGACGATTGAGTTACATCGCCAATATTAATCGCAACACCATCGGCAAATGCCCAATCGGCACCTTCAATTTCAAATCTATTATCTGTTAATTCATCATATCTTAATTTTACATCTTTATCATTACCAAAACTTAGATAAGTATCATCAACAATATTAATTTCGCCAGTTCCATTTGGATCTAATACAATATCCCCATCAGTATTTTGTGAAGAAAATGTAT